AACGGCAGCATCGGTCACCACGGCCAGTTTTACGCCGACTGCAAATGCCCTGCTAATCGCCTTCTGTGCAGGTCGCGGTTCATCGGCCACCATCCCGACGATATCGGACAGCCTGGGCGGCACGTGGACGCCGATCGGGACAGGCAACGACGCAGGCAACGTCACCGGCCGGTTGTTCTATCAGGTCGCCGGCGCCAGCCCATCGGCCATGACGGTGACCGTCAATACGACGGGCGGAACGCAGGCGGCTGTGGGCGTCATCGAGGTCTCCGGGGCCGGTACGGACTTCTCGAATTATCAGGTGGGCATCAACGCGGCCGGTGATCCATCCGTCACCATGGGCACTTACAGCTCCGGCTCTCGCATCATGGCCTTCGGCATCGGTAATGCTGGCGCCGCGTGGACTTCGCCGACCGGCTTTACCGAGCTGTTCGACAGCGAAGTCGCAACAAACCTGCGTCTGGTCCCGAGCTACAACGACAGCTCGGCCAGCACGTCGCTTTCGTGGGTCTCCGCGGCGACCGACTCGATCGGCTTCGGGCTGGAAATCAAGGAAGCGGCCGCCGGTGCAATCTCTGGCTCTGCCTCGATCACGGAAGCAGGGGACGCGGTAGCCGGAACATCGGCACTTCGCATCGCCTCTGCGGTGTCCCTCTCTGAAGAAGGGGATACGCTGGCGGCCTCCGGGTCGGTCGTCTCTGGCATAGCTGGGACGCTCTCGGTAACCGAAGCATCGGACACAGTAGCGGCCACGGCCACAATCGCCCTGCGCGCCTCACTGGCTGCGACGGAAGGCTCGGACAGTGTCTCGGCCTCGGCAAGGGTAAACCTCGCTGCTGCGGCTTCCCTGACCGAAATCGGCGATACGCTCTCAAGCGCTGGCACCGTCTCGATACAGGGCGCCGCCTCCATGGATGAAGAGGCCGATAGCCTTTCGGCGGCCGCAACCATCGTCTCGGCCTCGCGCACAGGAATAGCCGACATCGTCGAAGCAGGCGACACGCTCGCAAGTGCGTCGGGTCTCAGGCTGGTTGCAAGCGCTAGCGTAGCCGAAGAGGGCGATAGCCTCTCGACCATAGCCGGGCCCTTGGTGAAGGGCACCGCCGTCATTGCAGAGGCAGGAGACACGGTCACAGCTCGGGCCGGCCCGCTGCTGGTCTCAAGCCCGCAGGAGAGAACGGCCAGCGTACCCGCAGAAGACAGGACGGCGGCAGTGATGGCGGAGATCCGCACCGTCGCGATCAAGGCAGAAGTCAGGACAGCAGCAGCCCGAGCCGAAACCCGGCGCGCGGCAGCGTAAAGAGGATTCGACATGGCGCTGACGTGGCCTGCCATCAAAGACCCGGACGAGGTGAAAGACTACAGCCTCGACTGGTCCGCGCTCCTCGGCGCGTCCGACACGATCACAAGCTCCACATGGACAGTCGACGAGGGCGACGGCCTCACGATCGACAGCGACAGCGCCACGACCACCGCAACCACGATATGGCTCTCCGCCGGCACGGCCGGGACGAATTACAGCCTGGTCAACCGAGTGGTGACGGCAGGGGGCAGGACATACGACACGACGGTACGGCTGAAGGTGCGGGAGAAGTAGAAAATTCATATCGTCAAATGCCAAGTCTCCACCGGCCAATAGAAATAAAATTCCAAGAGGACGCTATGAAGTACTCCATTCAGGAGATTGACGACCTGCGTGAAGCGGTCATTGCGCATCAGAAGCAGAAGTTTCGCCTGCGCCGTTCCGAGTTGAACATGGTGCACGTAGAAAGCATGGTCCGCACCTACATGGAGGCGGGCATAAAGGCGGATGAAATCCTCGCCGTCGTCGACGAGCGGAGTAGGTGCCGCAACCCCGAGAAGATCGAAGGCGCGATCTAAATAATGGGAAGGCCGACAACATTCACGCAAGCCAAGGCAGACGCCATCTGCGAGCGTCTATCCAACGGCCTCAGTCTCCGGGCTATTTGCCGTCATAAGGCGATGCCGAGCAAAACCACGGTGTTTAAGTGGCTGGCTCAAAACAGCGAGTTCGCTGACCAATACGCGCGTGCGCGCGAGGCCCAGGCTGACCTTCTCGTTGATGAGATGATCGAGCTCGCCGACACCCCGAAGGTTGGCAAGAAGACCAAGCGCACCGCTGATGGGAAATTGGAAGAGACAACCGGCGACATGATCGAGCATCGGCGCCTGCAGATCGAAACGCGCAAATGGGTTGCGGCTCGTATGCGGCCGAAGAAATACGGCGATCGGATCGACGTTGACCAGAAGACGACGGTCGAGGCCGGCGACAGCGTCATGGCATTGATGAAGGCGATCGATGGGCGAACCCGCTCTAAGTGATGAGGTCGTTGACCTCTGGGCAGATCGGCGTTGGCGGCTGCAGAACCTGTATTTCATTGAGGACAAACACGGCAATGTCGTGCGGTTCAATATGAACCTGGCGCAGGAGAAGCTGCTCGAGGATCTGCATTACCTGAATATCGTGCTCAAGGCGCGGCAGATGGGTTTCAGCACGTTCATTCTGATCCTCGCGCTCGATTGCTGCATCTTCAATTCCAACTTCGCGGCCGGCCTTGTCGCCGACACGAAGAAGAATGCCGAAAACCTGCTGAAGCGCATCAAGTTCGCCTACGAGCGCCTGCCTGATGAGATCCGGCGCGTCGTTGAGATATCGGCCGACAACAAGGGCGAGATTGAATTCAGCAACGGCTCAAGCGTCGAGGTCGGCGTCTCGCTGCGATCGGGCACGAAGAACTTCCTGCACATCTCCGAATACGGGAAGATCTGCGCGAAGGCGCCAGACAAGGCGAAGGAAATCAAATCCGGCTCGCTGAACACCCTGGCGGCCCGGCAGCTTGGCTTTATCGAGAGCACGGCAGAGGGGCGCGGTGGGGACTTCTATGAAAAGACGCAGGCTGCTCGTCGAATCCTCGACAGCGGCCGCGATCCCGGTGACATGGAATACCGGTTCCATTTCTTCGCATGGTGGCAGGACGCCACATACCAGCTTGATCAGCCTGTTCTCCTCACATCCGAGGACGAGGCCTATTTCGCCGGGCTGGAAGCCGAGCACGGCATCCAACTCTCAGACCCTCAGAAGTGGTGGTACGTGTCCAAGAGAGCCGAGCAGGGTGACGATATGTGGAAGGAATTCCCTTCGACACCAGACGAGGCGTTTCAGGCGGCGAAGGAGGGGGCGTATTTCGGCAAGGAGATGCGTGCGCTAAGGCAGCGCGGCCGCGTCGGGGCATTCCCTTACGTCTCGAACCTCGTCGTCAACACCTTCTGGGACTTCGGCCTCGGCGACACGCAGACGATTTGGCTGCATCAGGAAGTTGCCGGCGAACATCGCTTCGTTGGCTACTTCGAGGACAGCGGCATGGGTCTCGGCCATTACTTCGCCTGGCTCGACAAATGGGCAGCGCAGAGAGGCGCTAGATGGGGCGTGCACCACGGACCCCATGACATTGACCATCGCCGCCAGACGACAACCTCGGGGCAAGCAGAGACCATCAAGACCATGTCGGCTCAGCTCGGCTTCATGTTCAAGACGGTCCAGCGCAACCCCGACAAGGTCAACGCCATTCACGGCGTCCGCATGAAGCTGCCGGGCTGCGTATTCGACGAGGCCGCATGTTCGGCTGGCATCCTGCATCTCGAAAACTACAGCCGCGATTGGGATGAGAAACTCGCCGTCTGGCGTAGCCACCCACGGCATGACGAACACAGCCATGGCGCTGACGCCTTCATGACGTTTACCGATGGCTACGTGCCGCCGGTCAATGGAGGCTCTTGGAAATTCACGGATCGGAAGGTTGTTTGATGGCCGCGATGTCGACACAGCAGGTTGCGGCGCAGGTCTCGCAGCTCGTCAAGGATTGCGAGAACTATCGGGACGAGCTTTCCGTCGACCGCATCAAGGCAATGGAATATTACGACGGCATCATGAAGGACACGCCGGCCGATGCCAATCGGTCGAAGGTGGTCTCCCGCGATGTCCGCTCCGCCATCAAGAAGGTGCTGCCGTCCGTCATTCGCACCATTCTCGGTAACGACAAGGTCGTCGAATA